TAATAGTTCTGCACCTATCTGCTCGCAAGACTGTAGGCCACGTTCTGTGTACCAGAAACTTTCGATCGCCTCTTTTAGATCGTGGTACTCGATTCGTATACCGTCTGTTATTTCTGCTTCTACTGTGATGTGAAACAAGTGTCGATGACGATTAGCAAGATAGTCACGATGCTGTGGTGGATTGGGCCAAGAATGGAATCCAATTAATTTAGTAGTTGCCCAAGCTGTAGTACGCATATAAATTCCTTTAGAGGCCTAGATTTTCATCCGATTCAACCTCGATTGTGTAAGACCCAGTGGCATCCTGATCAATGCCCATATATTGAATACTAGAACGAATCAGGTCACCCTGCCCATCCATACTAAGATCAAAGCTGTCAATGATAGATCCATGAAGGTCAATCTGGACATATCCTGCATTAGGATTGTTAGCGTTGATCCTTACATCTCTGTTAGTAAGATTCCTAAAGTTATTGTACTCGGCCCGGCTTTCAAAATCACGGTCAAGGGAGAGCGTAACTTCCCTCTCACCGTAAGAGATAAACGCAGCACCGCGCTCGCTCCTAAGGCGGTTCTGCGCTTCACCGTTATCGTTAATATCCAACGTCAGATTATCAGAATCCTCAATCTGAGTGCCAGTAGGAAGCTCAATCGTCCACATACCAGCACCGAACGGACCAGAAGAGTCGTAAGAAGTAGTAGCATTAGCTTGCTCGGATTCATTACGGCCAATAATACTAATCTCGACAACAAACTGGCCATTGTCGACGCTGAAACTCATCTCAGATACAACACAACCAGTATACGCAAATACAATACCATTACGCTCAACGTGGATCGTCATCGTTTCAGACGGCGTGGCCCTACTATCAGGCTCAAAGGTATAAGTATAAGGAGCGGAAGTACCTGATTGTGTCAGAGTGCCACGAGCGCACTCCAAAAAGTAAGGCAAAATATCATCTAGCACTTCCATGTCGAGGGAACCCTCAACATGTCCATCACCCTCAACAGCACCAATGACATCCGCTGTCTCAAGACCAACAACACGACGCCACACAGTTCCCTGTGTCCACTGAAGACTCTCACTGCGAACAGGGAAGAACTTAGAGGGAGGCTCATAAGTTCCAGATGTAGTCTCAATAGCTAGGCCGACTACACCTCCAGCGCCAATACCGACAGCCATTAGCTACTCTCCTCTGTGTTGCCTTCATTATCACCAGTGGAGGTAGTCTTTCGGCTACCGCCGCTTGGAAGCTTCTTACCAATGACTACTTCGCCACTGACACCATGATTCGTTTTGTAACGGTCCAGAAGCCTGTCATCGACGTCTGACTGCTTACCATTAGGGAACCTTCCAAGTCCAGGAACCCTAATATCAGCATCCTTAGGACGGTTAGGCTTGTTGACTGTAACTTTACCCATACGTTACACTCCTAGCTACCCACGACAATTCCGTGGATTTTAGGATCACTTTTTCGTTTCTCACAGAGAATCCGGGTTTAAGTGCTGAAACCCAGCTTTGTACAACAATACCATTCAGTGTGTTAGTATGTAATACAGATTCAATGGACTCAGCCTGCCTTACACACTCACTACGAGTAGTTCTCGCATCCTGCATGTCTGAGTGGTACATAACAACAAGCCCTGTGAATGTATGTACCATCCTATAGTTTGTCCCAGATAATTCTGATTCACGCTCAACGCTTACAGAACACGCAGGCGTAGCAGGCACATGTTCCTCGTCACCATAGTAGACATGATCAAAATCAACTTGAGTTTGGTTCTCCAATTCAGTAATAAGGGCTGATGTAACATCATCGACGGATTTAACTAAAGACATCGTCGATTTCCTCAGAAATCCATCGTGACATATACTCGCCCATCATCCTAATCTGCACTTCACTAAAGTAAATCCAAGGTCTTTTAGGAACACGCCTACTTTTACTAACCATAGATTGGGGACTAAGAGCAAATCCAGTGTGAACCAGCTCACCATAAAACACACTAGTTGGAAGCCTAAACACAGCCTGATTAGATGTAATACGCCAATTACCAGTGTTGCTAGCTTCAGACTTCAATGCTTTAGAGCGGTTCATTTGCGGTTTTGCAGGAT